ATATTGTGTTGTTGATATAACTGGTGGTCATGGTGTTCACACTGTTGAAAAATTATTGGAATTTGGGTATGATAATATTCATTTTGCTGAAGTCGCACATAAACCAAGTCGAGACAGATTACAGGGATACATTAAGAAAGGCACAAAAGTAATGTCTGATGGTGCTGTAATCAACGTTGATTTAATCCCCGGATTTTTCATCGGTAATAACCGACCATCTGTTCTTTTGGAAATGCAAAGAGCCATACATCTTGAAGATGTTGTTATTAGATCAGTAAGACTTTTGAATGAATTAAAAACCTTTGTGACTGTTCCCGGTAACCGTGTTGCTGATCATAAACGTACTTTCCACGATGACAGTATCATGGGATTGGCTATCGGTTTATACGTATTAAATTTTGACATGGCAAAATTCAAACAAAGTAAAGGTGTTACGGAAAAAATGTTAAATGCAATTATTACTAATAACACACTTGCAGAAATAGCAAGAAAAAAAGAAGTCAAAAATAAACCAATAATTTCACCCAACAGTGTTTCTCCCTTAAATCCATATGGTGCAAATGCATGGTTATTTAATGACTTAAAAAAGAAAAACAAAACATAAAATGTATTTATATTTAACTGACTTTTCAAAAATTTCAGTGTATTTATAAAAAACTATAAAAAATTATAAAAATGGCTGGTGAAAACGAAAATAAAGGAACAATTTATCAACAACTCAATAAATTATTGAATCTTGATGGTTTTGGATTTCAAGATTCTTCTTCAATTGCTCCCGTGGTAACAACACCACAAAAATCAAAAATTATAATCAAAGGTGCTACTCCCGAAGAAATTCATCGAAAAGGTCTGGAATTACAACAAAAACGTGAACTCCAAAATAAATTCTTTAGAACCACTGACAGAGGTTTCCAGAAGGCATTACAATATGAAGCAGCCAGACTTCCTGCATACATAGATTATGAAGGAATGGAATATTATCCAATTATCAGTAGTGCATTGGATTTATTTATGGAAGAAGCAACAACTATTGGTTTAAATGGAAAAATGTTAAACATATACTCTAATAAAGAAAGAATAAAAACATTATTAGATGAATTTTTTTATGATATTGTGAATGTGAATGTTAATTTACCTTTCTGGGTAAGAAATACAGTTAAATATGGTGATAATTTCGTGTTACTTTATGGTGAAAGAAAAAAAGGAATTAGTCATGTTAAACAATTAGTTAATTATGAAATTGAACGTTTCGAAAGAATTCAGAATGGAAAACCATTGGTAAAATTCAAAGAACGTATGACGGGTGATGAATTTAATGTTTTTGAAATAGCGCACTTTAGATTATTGGGTGACGACAAGTATCTTCCTTATGGAAGTTCAGTCTTAAATAAAATTCGTAGAGTATTCCGTCAGCTAGTTATGGCTGAAGATGCTATGCTTACTTATCGTATTATTCGTGCTGGTGAAAAGAAGGTATTTAAAATTGATGTTGGAAATATTGATGAGGATGATATTGAAGAATATATTTATAGAGTAGCAACCACATTTAAAAAAACCACACAAGTTCAACCAAACGATGGTCAAATTGATTATCGCTTTAATATTCTCGGTAATGATGAAGATTATTTCACACCAGTAAGAAATGCAAACACACAAACGGGAATTGATACACTTGCAGGTGCATCGAATCTTGACCAAATTGCTGATATAGAATATCTTAGAGATAATTTATTTGTTGGTTTGGGTATTCCAAAACCCTTTTTAAGTTTTCAAGATGCTGCTGGTGCAGGTAAGAATATGGCACAATACGATATTCGTTTTGCAAAGAAAATTAATCGTATTCAACAAGCAATGGTTCAGGAACTCAATAAGATGGCAATGATTCATTTGTATTTATTGGGTTATAGTGGTGAGGATTTAAATAGTTTTTCAATTACACTTACAAATCCTTCAACACAACAAGAATTGCTAAAATCTGAATTAATGCGTGATAAGGCACAGACCTATACTGAATTAACACGTGCTGAAGGTGGTATTGCTGCAATGTCTCATACAACAGCAAAAAGACTGATTTTCAATATGAGCGATAAAGAAATTGTTGATGACCTCAAACAACAGAAAATGGAAAAAGTTGTTATGCAAGAACTTCAAGATTCTCCAGTTACAATTAAGAAATCTGGTTTATTTACTGATATAGATAAGAGATTTGGTGAACCAATTGAAGGTATGCCAATTACTGGTGGAACAGAAGGTGGTGCTCCACCTGTTGGTGGTACACCCCCACCACCTGCAGGTGGTGAAGCAGGAATGCCATCTTTAGGGGGTGGTGAACCATTGGGTGGTGATGTTGGTGCTCCACCTGTTGGGGGTGCTCCTTTAGGTGGTGATGTTGGTGCTCCATTAGTGGAGAATAAGAATAAAATGAGTGACGAAGAATATAATTCACATGTAGAAAAATTGGTTTTTGGAAGTACGATTGAGTCTCAAGAAAAGAAAATAAATATACAAAAAAAGATTATTCAAGAAAATAATGAAATTAATGAAAATTTAAATAAGAATGCCGAAAAAATGATTAATGAAATAAACAATCTATTGAAAAACAGTGAAACAATAAACGCTACACAAAAAAATAATGAAATTGAAAGTATTGATATTGAGGATATTGAAAATATTAATTTAGATGATTAATTTCTATTTTTAAGAATATCATGCACAAAAATAAGTATTTACGTTTAATTATAGTATTTATATTAAATTGAATTACGTCACATGAAAAACGTCAACATAGGAATTGTTAATATGATAATCTCTAATAAATTAAAAGATTTGTCTTTTAATGATAATTTAATTGGAGAATCAAAAAAAATTGCGTTTGATTTTTTTGATGTGGTTAAAAGTTCCCCACTTCTTCAATTAGAATTTAAGGTTTTTAATAATATTGAAAATAAATTTATTGAAAATGACCAAATTGCAACACGTTATATAGATAATAACATTAAACTATTTGAAATTTACACACTTGAAGAAATTGAAACTGAACGTGCAAAAATGAATAGATTTATTGAGAAAGCAAATATTCCTATTGATAGTGAAAATGTTCAATTATATTCTGCGATTGATACTCTAATTAAAGAATCGTTAAAAATTGGCGATGATGTTGATGTTGATAATATTCACGAATCATTTACTTACGTATTGAATTATATCAAATCACCAAAAAAAGAATTGCTTGAAAATGTTAATGTTGATCAAATCAACGAAGATGTTATTGAAATAGCCGTTGATAAATTCAATGAAAAATATGCTGATCTTGATGAAACCGATAAAAATTTATTAAAAACACTAATTAAATCAACAACCAAAGAAAAACAAGTGCTTCTTGAACAATATAAAACCGAAACAGTTACAATTCTTGAAGGAATAATTGAAGATAATATTCAAGATAATGTTAAAAAAGCCATCCTGAAAATCAAAGAAATGGTTTATGATAAAAAATCGGTTGATGATAATATTATCAGTCTTCATGAATTAAAAAAAGAATTACTTTAATTCTCACGCATATTTATTAAAGAAATCAATTTTCATTGCATTAATATCAAGTCCACCATTATATCCATTTACTCTTCCATTTGAAGAAAACTGCCATATAGTCCAATCTTTCCAACCAGTTGCAATTCTAGGATTCGTCAATTCAGGGTCTGGTGGATATCCAGCATGCCATAATGGAATATTACCAAAATTATTACTTGTATGATTTTCAATCCACGGTTTTCCTGAATATATTATAATATCATATCCCATTTCTTTTACAACACTAATAAAAGTATTAATCCATAAATCGTTATCTTTTTTTACCTTAGACCAATAAATATTTTTAGCCTCAGTATTTTCCATATCTAATACCAATGGAAAATCTGGTTTCGGTAAATTTAATTTAGTGATTGAATTTACAAAAAATTCTGCTTGTTTTGTTGCATTATTTATTATATTTTGTTGAATATTATCAGAAAATGGTTGTCCGAAATGATAATAAGTTAATTTTAACCCATAATTTTTTGCATTATTGGCATGAGTAATCACGGCATCATCATTAAATGTTGCTTGACTTAATTTAATTATTACAAAATCAACTTTTGGATGTTCTGGCAACGGATTATTAACCAAATCACCCCATTTTATCTTCTTTTTATTTTGCCAATGAGAGATATCAATACCATAAACGGAATTTAATTCACTTAATCTTTCTTTTGACATATAAATTGCTTCTGCTTTTTGTACCAATTCTCCTGTTGATAAATTTTTATTTAAACCTTCGATTCCAAGAAAACTATATGGTGTCGTGACTCTCGGAAACGGATATTTTAATATTTTAGTACCACTAAAATTTGTTGTCATCTTATTACCGTTAATATTATGCTCAACATCTAATATAATATACGACCCATTAAATATGGGAATATTTTCTAATTCAAAATATTGTGTTGGTTGAATCATAACATTTCCAAATCCACTAATTGTTGCTCGATAACCTCTATTTTCATATAAATTATATAAATTCTGTCCTTTAGGTACTGTAGCATTTGAATTATTATCACCAGCAAGTCTTGATAAAATTTGAATACTTTCATTTGTTTCGGGATATTCTTTACTATCAATTTTTATGTTTGTAAACATTGATTGATTTTGTTCACCAAATCTAACACGAAATGCTCTAACTTGTCTGAATGGAAATTCATTATTTTCATTTATTTGATTATCTAATTCTGAATTAGGTTCTTTATTAACTTCACCATTAAAATCTGTTGCGTCTGTTGTATCTAAACCAATAATCCCATCGTTATCAAAATTACCACTTCCTGTTGATGGGTAACTTGATGTGCCACCAATATACATACAAACAAAAGAAGGACTATTTGTTACAACATTAATAACATCAATTTTAAATGAATCATTCCACGTATCATTATTATGAGACATAAAATTTTGTAATGGGAAAAATTCAAAACCATTTAATGATAATAATTGGGATAAAACAGTATAAACACTAACATTTGGGTCATTATATAAATCATTTAAAATTTCACAATTAATCATTGTATCACCAATTGGATTCATTGCTCTATCAACAAAAGCAAATTGACTAATTAAATTTTTATTCGGCTTATTTAATGGATATCCCCTAATATTACTATTTGTTGGATTGGTTAACCACTTATCATTGATATTTTTAAACGAGTAATATGTTTGTGTCATAATATCAACATCACTCATTATTTTATTATTCTTTTCTTCTTCTTTAATTGCTTCAGTTTTTTTAGATTTAATTGTATTAATTAATTTAAGAATAAATGTTTCAAAAAAACTTTTAGATTTATTTTTTTGTGCATTAGTAAATTCACTAAATGGAATGTAAAAATTTTCATCCTCATCAATAGGTTCCATTCTAAATGTAATTTCAGAAAAAATAGAAAAATTAGTTCTTTTAATAAGTGGTAATATTATTAATTTATTATAATCACCCTTTAATAATTTTTCATAATCATCGTATTTTTCTTTTTCTTTTTTTTCTACATTATTTACATAATTATATGTGTCTTCAAGATTTTTTCTAATTGTGGGATAATTTTCAGTCACTCCATTATAAAAATTACGAAAATGGTTTCCAAATATCTCTCTTTCGTTTTGAGATAAGTATTTGTTAATATCGGAATAATCGGCAAAAATAAGTAAAAAATCATTAACCAATTCCTTACCATCACCCGTTGTAAAAAAATCATAAATATCATTATACCAACCATTTTCATTTGCATCAATCAATGCACCAATATATAGAGGTAAAAATTCAGGAACTTGTGCTACCAATGATTCGGTAAATAATAAGGAATTATATTGTCTAGGATATACCGAAAATATTCCAAGAGTTCTACCAAAATTAGATAATAAAATTAACGCACTTAATTTTGATTGTGTTTTTATTATATCATCAAAAATAATCATATCATATTTTGATAAAAAATTACTCCAAATGTCAATAATATTTTCAAAATCATTTAATTCCTTTTTACCTCTATTTTCACTTCTATTTAGTTCAAAAACAGAATTACCTTCCGCTAATAATTTATCAATTGATGGATAATAACTAACCCCAGTTTCGACCTGATATTTATCATCTTTTGATGATAAAAATCTTGTAT